CCCCCTAGTGCCTCGTGTCAGACGCACCCGCCCCCGTAATTCCGTGAGCCATCAGGGTTCCTGGTTCTAAGGGGAGTTCATGTTCTACACAAGTTCTACTGGGACATCCATGTCTACGTATCCGAGGGTTTCGCCTGTCCTCGGCCCTCGGTTCCTCGTTCGCTTCGCTCACTCGGACCCCCTCGGACCTCGGGGCGTGCGCGTGGTGTGCCGGGCCCCCCGCTCGCCTCGGTCGCTTCGCTCCCTCGGCTCGCTCCCCCCGTCAGCTAGACTGTAGGCTCCAGCAAATCCTGTCAAGAAATATTTTTAACTTATTATGTGCCAGGAACTTACGGGAAGCATATTCCCGATTTTACCCTCCCACAGGGTTTTATGATGTCTCGTTTTTGATCCTCCACCAGGAGTTTCTGATACCTGGTACCAGAATTCTCGTTGCTTTTTGGGTTGCATTTGGACATCCTAACTGGGCCGGAGCCGGTGACCAGCTTCTGGAAGTGCACGGTCGGCGGGTTCCAGTTTCCTAGCCTCTCCCGGGGTAGCCCCCCGGCGAACCTGGACAGACGTGTCCAGCGGATAGCGAGGCCGGTTCCGGCAACAACGAGGGAGTCTCTGTGCCCAGGAAGCGTAGTTCCCGTGTCCCGCGCCAGGGAGTTCTGGCCGCCCACACCAGAGGACGGCGGGCGCTGTCCCCCGCGCAGAAGGAAGCGGTTCTGCGCTGCTACCACATGCACGGTTCCTACCGCGCCGTGGCCCAGACCCTGGGGCTCAGTGACCACACAGTCAAGAAAATCGTGCTCTCCTGCCAGCTGGACCCGGCCTTTGCCCACACCAGAGCCCAAGCGTTCGACGAGATGTCCGGTAAGATCAGCCAGCTGACCGATCAGGTCATCGAGTCGATTGCCCCCGCCGAGCTAGAGACGAAGTCTCACAAGGTCTACGATGCCTGCGGGAATCTACTCCGGGTGGTCCAGGAAGGCCCCGCGTTGAAGGATAAGGCTCTGGCCATCGGCATCCTGGTGGACAAGACCTCTGTGCTCCAGGCAGCCCGGGCCAAGGCCATGGACATCTCCAGCAAGCACGGTTCTGGCCCCGCCCTCCTGCTGCCTGACACCATCGAGGATATGCGCGAGATGCTCGCCACCAAGGTCCGCAGCCTCCGCATCATGGACATCCACTTCCAGGACAGCGAGCTGGGACAGCACGTCTCCAAACTGGTGACCAAGGTCGGTCTGACCGAATCCGAGATCCAAGACGCGGCCTACGAGGTCTGCGTAGATCCCCTGCCGGTCGCTGGAGCGCCCTTCGATGGCTAGGAACTGCGTAGCGAACCTCCAGGCAGAACGGCGTCCGGATAGGCCGATCTACACCGGCAACCGGGCGGCGGCTGCTAACAAGCTGCGCGAAGTGCTCTCGGAGCTGATCGCCTACGAACAGGCGTATCGCAGCCAGCGCATCGTGTTCTTCAAGCCTATCACCAAGGGTCAGCTTCCCTTCTTCAAGGCGCAGCAGGATGTTGTACGGGTCGTACTGGGTTCCAACCGTTCCGGAAAAACTGTCTGCGGCGTCAATGAGGCGATTTCGCACTCTCTCGGCTATCGCCCGTGGTTACCCGAAAGCGATCCCTTACGCCTTGTGCGACTGCCGAGTGGAAGGCCCATCCCAGTGCCGAATGTGGGTCGAGTGCTGGCCGAGAATTATGAGCAGGCCATTCGCCAGACCATCATGGCGAAGTTCGACGAGTGGGCCCCCAGATCGCTGATCAAGCGCATCGAGAAGAACACACGCGGCATCCCGGTGGCGATCGAGTGGACAAACGGGTCGATCGTCTACCTGATGTCCAACGACCAGGACGATATGGCCTTTGAGGGACCGGCAGGCCACTGGTTCTGGTGCGACGAACCTCCTGAGTACCGCAAATACACCGGCCTGAAGCGCGGATTGGTTGACCACGGCGGGCACTGCTGGATCACCATGACGCCCCTGTCCCAGCCCTGGATCAACGATACGCTAGTTGAGCGGGCAGGTGACCCAGGAAGCGGCATTTCGCTGCACAAGTTCTCGATCTGGGACAACTGTGTCGAGAACGGCGGCTACCTGGAACGCGCGGCGATCGAGAGTTTCCTCCAGGATCTGCGCGAAGAAGAGCTGGAAGCCCGCTTGCACGGCAATTTTCTGCACTTGGCGGGCCTGGTGTACAAAACCTGGGAGCCGAATCCGCCATTTTGGGTGCCGGAGCGGGAAATTCCGCGAAATTGGCCGCGCGTGCAGCTGGTAGACCCCCATTCGCACAAGCCGCTGGCCCTGATGTGGGTCGCGGTGTCGCCCAGCAACATGGCGTACGTCTACCGGGCGACCTATGAGCGCAGTTTGCGCACCGTGACCGACGCCGCCAACTACATCAAGCGGATCGAGGGCTGGAAAACGCTCTCAGACCCCGGAGAATCCGCTGAACCGGTCGCGTTGCGCATCATCGACTGGTCGGCGAATACCGAAGAGCGCACCAGCGGCACTTCCATTCTCGGTAAATTCGCGCAGGAGGGCCTGTTCTACCACAAGGCGAAGAAGGCGAACGCGGAATTCGGCTATGACGCGATTCACGAGGCTCTGAAGCTGAAAACCGAGTGGTCCACGCCCCAGTTGGTGGTGTTCAACACCTGTGCGCCTGTGAAGCAGAATTTCATGCACTTCTGCTACGATGACTGGGCCACGTCGCGGCAGAGCGAGCTGAAGGGGCCGAAAGAAGGCTACCGCTCGCGTGATGACGACTTCATCGACCTGTTGCGGTACTACTACCAGCATCGGTTGGACTTCAGCGCGTTGCGTGGTATGCTACGCGTACAAGACACCCAGCGGGCGCGTTCTGAAGACGCGGCGATGGGCAATGGCAGCATCCTGACGCGTGATGGTACGCGTACCGGGTACGGAAGGAGCCTTCGTGGCTGACGTGTACAAACGCACTGTGCGCGCGCGGGTGTGGATCACCAAGAACGAGATCCCGCGCTACGACCAGGAGTACCTGACTTCCGATACCACGATGACCGAGAGTGTGCACCAGCGCGCAGTGCTGGCTACCAACATGTCCACGCCTGACGAGCTGGATATGACCAACCTGGTGACGGCCAGCGTGGTGATGCTCGAAACTGACCGTCCGATCACCGTGTTTCTGAACACCACGGCTAACAGTTTCACGCTGGCGACCAACGGCATGGTCATGCTGGTGGGTAGCGTGACGCACGTGTACGTGCAGAACAACAGCACGACCTACACGGCTACGGTCGAGTTTCTGGCGACGGATTAGGGAGATCTCATGGAACTGGACGAAGGATTCCGCCACCAACGTGGACAACTGTTCGTGGAACTGGTTGACCAGGATGTCCACGATAGTTGGGGTCGGTACGATCAGGTGCGTGAGCACCGGAGTCTGTACTACGGTACCGCGTCGGCGGACATGGTGCTGCCGTGGAAGGGGGCCAGCAACATCCACCTGCCTGTAATGCAGGAAAAGGTCGAAACTTTAGTGCCCATGGTCATGGCGGCGTTTTGGGGTGTCGAGCCTGTGGTGAACGTCGAACGGTCGCCGGATGAGTATCTCCCCGAGCAGACGGACGACGTAGAGACCTTCCTGAACTTTGTCGTCACCAAGGACATCCCCAATCTGCACGAAACGACCGAGTGCTGGGTTCGGAACATGGGTCTGGACGGCATGTCGGTGATCAAGCCTTCCTGGGAACGGCTTCACCGGGACGTGTCGCACATTCACACGCTTAAGTCGATGTATGACGCCAACGAAGACACCGCTGCGGGGCAACCTGCGCCTGAGGCGCGGATGAAGTCGGCGGTTGAGCTGTTGGTCGATATTTTCGGCCCGGTGGAGGCCCCTACTGGGCTGATCGACGCGATTCAGGTCGGAGGCGAAGAAGATGGCGAATCCCCGATCGGTACCGAGTGGATGGTGCAGTTCCTCGAAGATCGCATCGTGTACACCGGTTATGTGCGGTTTCTGGCCGGAATCCGCATGGATGAGGTACGGGCTAACGTACGACGACGTATCCTGGAGCGGGACGGCGTGCGCGTGGACGTTCTGGAATACGAAGACATCATCGTGCCCTATCGAACCGCCGATCTCCAGAGCGCCGATCGCGTAACGCAGCGCTACTGGGTCACGATCGAGGAAGTGGAAGAGCTGGCCAGGAGCGGTGAGTGGAGTCTCACCGATGACGATCTGGCGCTGCTGCGCGCGCAGGGCACGCGGGAGTTCATCGCCGACGGTACCGATCCGCAGCTTCAGACGCAGAAGGACGGCGTGGTTGGGGAGATCACTGGTTTGCGCAGCGAAAAGCGTAGTGCGGACAAGAGCTACCCTTCCTACGACAAGAACAAGATCCACGTCTACCTGGTGCACACCAGGGACGTCGTAGAAGCCGGTGGCCCGCGCGTAGAGGTGATCTACCACATTCCGCACGCACTGAAGAAGGTCGTCAAGGCTGACTACCTGGATGAGGTGTACCCGCACGGGAGACGTCCGTTCATCTGCGCGAAGTACCTACCGATGTCCGATCGGTGGGCCGCGCTTGGTATTGGCGATCAGCTGACGGCGATCAACCTGGAAATCAACGCGATCATCAACTACGTCAACAACAACCAGGAACTGATCAACAACCCGTTCTTCTTCTACGAGCCCACGGCCTTCAACGCCGACAGTGAAGGCATCGCCAAGCTGCGCCCCGGGCAGGGAATCCCGGTGCTGTCGGTGCAGGGCATTTCGTTCCCCGCCTTCCCTCAGCAGCCACTGGCTAACATGCAGGAGCTTTCTACTCTGCTCATGTTCGGCGATCGGGTGACGCTCTCCCCGCTCAACGCCGGATCGTCGCAGATGAAGAACGCCCCGCAGACCGCCCGTGGCACTCTTGCCCTGCTGGGGGAAGGCCATATCAAGACGGACATGCTGATCACCCGTCTCCAGCGTGGTCCCTGGACTGAGCTGATCGAGCAGGTGTTCGGCCTGTACCAGGAGTTCATGCCGGACGAGAAGTGGTACTACATCACCCGTAGTGACACCAAGCGGCGGCCCAACCGCGTCACCAAGAGCATGATGCGGGGCCGGTATGAATTCACCTTCAAGGGCAACACGGTCAACACCAACCGGGAAGTGATGCGCTCCATGGCGCAGGTCCGGTACAACATGGTGATGACCCACCCGGACTACTCGACGGACTTCAGTGTGCGGCGGGAGGCGCTCCGGGACCTGCTGAAGTGGTGGGGTGACGGGGTGGACATCTCTCGTCTGATCCCCCAGCCGCCGGGGATGAGCGGGTACGACCATCCTCCCATGTCGCAGCAGCAGGAGAACAAGGCGTTGGAGCTGGGGGTGCCGGTGATGGTGCTGCCCACTGACGCCCACGCGGACCACCTGATGGTCATGGATGCGTTCGAGAAGGGCCAGGCGTTTGCCCTGATGCCCGCGCACGCGGTGGGCCTGTGGGCCATGCACAAGCAGCAGCACATGGAGCAGCTGAAGGCGCAGATGTCCCAGCAGACCATGCCCGTTGGGGGCACGGCGGGTAACAATGTCCCGATTCAGGGTATGTCCCTAGCGGGGGGCGGCAACGAGTTGGGGCAGCTTGAGGGAGGCAACATGCGATGAGCGAGCTGACGGACATGCCTGAGTGGAAACAAATCGTCCGCGAGATCGAAGAATCGCTTGACAAAGCGAAGGATCAGGTGGTAGCTAGCACCGTACGCGAAGACCTTAGTCGGGTGCGGTTCCTGGCAGGGCAGTACGCAGGCATCAGGTCAGTCTACAATTTTCTTGTCCAGAGGAGCAGGTGATGTCACTGAAGAAGCTCGCTAAGCTGGGCTCCGCAGTCATCAAGACCTCGGGGCAGCGCGCTACCGAGCGTGCGACCAAGGTTACCCAGGGTAAGATTCGGGAACGACAGGCAGAGGTGCGTGCCCTTCGCGGCGGGCAGGTATCTGGGCTGAGTGGGCGTGCGGCCAGTTCGATGGCCAGCGACCCCTCGGCGTTTGGCGGGAAGCCGCGTAAGCCGGGCAAGCCCGGCAGTGTCAGGTAGAGATTCACTAACCTCCGGTTTCGCTGCCCGCGTCACCGGCACGGAGGGAACGATGGCCAAGGATAATCTGGCCCAGGCTGCACAGGACGTAATTCCGGAGTCGTCCGCCGGTGGGGAAGCAGCCCCCGCAGCTACTGAGCAGGCGTCTGACGACAGTGGCGGCAAAGGCAAGGGTCGGACGATCGACGAAGTGCGGGGTGAGCTGGTACGCCGGATCGAGGACGCAAATGCCGCGACCCGGGAACAGCTTGCGCGGATCGAAGGGATGATGTCGGCTAGGCAGGCTGAGCCTGCTCGGCCCGCTGGTCCTCCGGACATCAACACGCTGCCCCTCGACGAGCTGGAGGCTCTGCGCCCCAGCATCCCGAAAGAGCAGCTGGGGGCGTTCGAACGTCTAGTCGCGGATCGGCGCGTGGCGGAGGCTGTGCGCGGACACGTGACATCGGAGTTCAGCAAGCGCGAAACTGAGCGCACTCGGCGTGAGGCCAACCAGGAAGCGTTCAATCGCTACCCGGATCTTCACAACGAGACGAGTCCCATGCGGAAGATGACGAACAAGGTGCTGGACGAGCGCGGTGGAGTTGAAGGCGCGGGTGTCCGTGCGGTACTGGACGCGGCCAACGAGGCGGCTTCCAGGCTGGGCATCACTGCGGCCACGCGGCAAAGCGGCGGACCTGACATCCGCCAGCCAGGATCGCGGACAGCTCCGGCTCCGACGGGTGGGGCAGGTACGCCTACCCTCTCGAAGGAGAAGGCCGATAGCATCGCCAAGGCGCTGCGGGGCGCGTTGCCTGCTGGAAAGAAGTTCGACATCGAACGAATCCAGAAGAGCCACGCGGACTACACCGCCCACCGTAACCTCATCGTGAAGCAGTAGGAGGGACCATGGCTGGGCTGACCAAAGAGCAGATCGCGGAAAGGCGCGCAGCGCAGGAAGCGGAGATGAGTGAACTCCGCACCAAGCTGCTTGAGGCCGAAGCACGCGAGCTGGAGGCGACCAAGCGGGCCGAGTGGTATGAAGCACGTGATCGTGAGGCTGGGATGGGCATGGACGTGCCCGAGACCGTGATCCCGGCCCACACCGAGCCTGTTGCGGACACGCCCGTGGGGGACCCTAACGTCTTCTACGACCCGTACGATTCGCAGAATCCGCACAAGATCCTGGCTGATCCTCCGGGCTTCAAGCTCGGTTGGAAGAGTCCTTTGTACCGGGATGGTCATCGTGGCTGGCGGGGCTGGCGAGCGGTTGAGTACGACGACGAGATCGGACGCAACCTGAAGCGGTACCTGCTGGACCCCCCGCGTAGGATGGAGCACGCCATAGACAACTATGTGCGTCGGGGGGATACGATCCTGTGCTTCTTGGACGCGAACGTGTGGGAGGCTCGGCAGCGGCAGCGTACGGATGCTGCGGCGCGCCGTGCCGGAGAGCACGCCAAGGATATGCGCGTGGATCGTATCCGGACGGAGGAAGACCTTCGTCCCATCGCTCCGGCTCCGAATAGCGTGGGGGGCCGTTCGATGACCTCCTAACTGGAGGTGAAGAATGGCCTTTCCTAGCAATCTCAACGCGCAGCTGCCGGGTCTGCACCCGCTGGCCGCGCCTGCGGGCACCGCGCCCAGGCTGCGGGAATACGTGGTCAACACCACGTACAACGCGACCATCGGTGAAGGGTGCATCCTGATCAAGCAGGCGCTTGGCGCTAACCTGGCGACCAACACGGTCGCTGCTGGCGGCAAGATCCTGGGTGTGGCTGCCCACAACGTCAAGGCGTCTCCGGGCGCGGGTGCGACCGTTCTGGTCTATGACGACCCGCAGCAGGAGTATGCTGCGGTTGTCGATGGCACGCTGACGCTGACGGCTGCGATCGAGAACATCGGCAAGTTCGTGACCTGCATCAGCAACGTGTACAACGCGACGCTGGGCCAGGGCAAGACTGTGGTCGATATCAGCACCGCAACGTCCGTTCGGGCGACGACCGGGACCTGGGTTCAGATCACTGGCTATCTGAACGCAGCTGGCGAGACGCGGACCTCGACGTGGTCGCAGATCACGGTCAAGATCCCTGAGTCCATCCACCTGTTCGCTTCGTACGCGAAGACGACTACCACGTAAGAAAGGTCGGTGAATCATGCCTCTCGGTGGAAACGTACTCCTGCGGGCACAATTTGCTGATCTCTTCGTGGATCGGCTGCCCTACCTGGACGAGATCCTCTTCGAGACGTACGACGCTCCGTCTCTGACGTACCCCCTGGTGTTCAACGTCAAGGACAGCGCCCGTGCCTACGAAGAGATGACGGAGATCACGGGCCTTGGGACGTTCACGACGAAGTCCGAAGGCGACGTGATTGACTACGACAAGGTGATGGAAGGCTGGAGCAAGCGGTTCCAGCACACCACGTACGCCAAGGGCGTGTCCATTTCGATGGAAGCTGCGGCGGACGATCTCGACGGTGCCATCACGAACATGGCTCCCCCGCTGGCGCGGTCCTGTCGTGTGTCGGTCGAGACCACGATCTGGAACCTGATCAACCTCGGGTTCACGACCACGACCACGCCTGACGGTGCGGCCCTGTTCTCTGCTTCGCACCTGCTGCGTGGCGGTGGGACGTTCAGCAATCTGATCAACGGCGACTTCTCGATCGCCAACCTCGAATCGGCGATCAACGTGTACGACACGATGATCGACGATCGTGGCCTGCCGATCGAGCTGTCCCCGACCCAGCTGGTCTTCCCGCCGAACATGCGGTGGCTGGTCTACGAGATCATGAAGTCGGACCTGCGGTCTGACACGGCGAACAACGCGACCAATGCGTTCAAGCAGATTTCGCTCCAGCCGGTCATGTCGAAGTACCTGACGGGTCCGGATGACTGGTTCCTCTTCTCGGAACCGTCGCAGCATCGCGTGATCGTGTACTGGCGCATGGAGCCGGTCACTGACCACACGATCGACTTCGACACTGGCAACATGAAGACGAAGATGACCTACCGGCTCTCGACCGGCGCTGCGGGCTGGCGTGGCACGGTGGGTGGACTGGGGGCGTAGTCATGATGACGCGCTTCTACGACAGGGCGAATGACCGTGACGGTCCGGTGTCCGGTGCGTTCTGCCCGATTGTGGTGCCGCTGGCGGGGCTTCCGGCCGCAGGTGCGGCTAACAACGGCGTGTACAACGCCGTGGTGCAGCTGCCCACGGGTGCTAAGTACCAGGTCACGCACGTTACCGTGTTTTGTGGCACGGTTACCAGTGACCCGACGTTGGCGGTTGGCACGTCGCTCGCTGGGACGCAGATCGTAAACACGGTGAACCTGGTAGTGGGTGCCAACCAGTTGACGGTCAAGTCGTACGCGGCTGCGGCTACGGGGCAGATCCACGTCGTGATGACGGCGGATGCTAACGACGCTGCGGCAGATCCGGTGGGTGTGACCCTTTGGGGTTACATGTCGGCTCCGCCGACTTCGATGCTGGACCGGAACTACTAGCATCGTAGCGGTGGTGATGTGCGGGGCTGGCTGGCGGCGAGCTGGCCAGCCCCAGTTCTTCAATACGGGAGGCAAACCGTGCGTGAATTTCATCCTACGGAGCGGGTGAACCCTGTGCCCATGGAACCTGGCTACGACGGGGTGGTGCTGCGGCGGGCGGCCATCAAGCTGTCTGCCGGGCCTAAGATCGTGGTGTGTATCCCTATCGGTGCGAAGGGGCTGTCCACCGTCCTGAAGTGCCCGCAGTGCGAAGCGCGCGGCGAGGCACGTACGCAGATGGAAGTGGACGAGGGGTTCCAGCCGCAGGGGCTGGTGCACATCAACTTCATGCTCCAGCAGATGAACTGGCTGCCCCCGCTGAACGTGACGATTTCGTACATGTTCAAGTCGGGGATGCTCTCTGGTGCGGCGCGGAACATCATGACGCTGGAGGTCCTGCGGTACCCCACGGCGGAGTACATCTTCTACGTGGACGACGACATGATGATCCCGTCCATGGGGCTGTACACGCTGTACAACGCCATGGAGCAGAATCCAGGCTGGGGCGCGGTCAGTGGGATCTACACCACCAGAACCGATCCGCCGGAGCCGCTGATCTACACCGCACACGGGCGGGGCGCGGCTTGGGACATCGAACTGGGACCGGGGGCCAACCCGGCGCAGATCATGGGCGCGGGGGCTGGCTGCCTGCTGGCGCGTACCAGCGCGATCAGGTCCTGGATGGAGGCCAATCCCAGGGAACCGGTTTGGGCCGATGCCACGGAAGAGCGCGCGGACGCCGGGCGGGTGACCTGGGGCCATGACGTGCGATTCGTGCGTAACCTAACTGAAGCAGGCTGGCCATGTTACGCTGACGGGCGCGTGCTGTGCGGCCACTACGACAGGCTCTCAGGGCATACGTTCGAGGTGCCTGCCAGCGCGCCAGGGTTCAAGACGCGGAACATCAACACCGAGTCCTACTGGGATGCGGTGTACGCGAAGGAAGGGCTGGACAGCTGGCGTACGTACGACAAGATGTACCAGGCGGTCGTTGAGACGCTAGACGGGCACTCGATTGACCACGTGGTTGAGCTGGGATGCGGCTCGGGAATTCTGGGCCAGCGGATCACCGCCAGCATCCCGTGCAGTTGGGTGGGGATGGACATGAGCGCGGTAGCTGTAGCGCAGGCCAAATCCCGGTACCTGAACGCCGTCGTACGCGACGTCAGGGAGCTGTCCACGCTGGAGCTGGACGAGCTGACGCGTGGGTTGCGCTCGGCGGTGGTGGCCACCGAGGTGGCTGAGCACCTGGACGCGGTAGACGCCGACCGGCTCCTGAGCGTCATCAATGGCAGCGACGCGGACCTGGTGGTGCTGACCACGCCTTGGAAGTGTATGGGTCCCGGTGAGGTTCCCGAGCACACTGTGCTGGTGGACGAAGCATGGGTGGAGCACGCTACCCAGATGCTGTCGAACTACGACCTGGTGCACAGCGCTCCCGTGGATGACGTACACGCGCTGCACATCTGGGAGCTGGTGAAGGGGAACTAGTGGCTACGAAGTGGATGAGCGCCAGCGGTACCAACACGAATAGCGGCACCAACGCGTCTGTGCCCAAGAAAACGCTGGACGGGGCTACGGGTATTTTGGCTAACGTCAGCCAGGGTGACACGGTAAACGTGCTGGCTACCGGTACGCACGCCATGACCAGCTTGCCGTCCACGGCGCTCACGTTCTCCGGTACCGGGTACACGTCAAACTGGGGTCTGGTGATTCAGGGGGTAGACGCCTCTGGGTCACCAGCTATAGCTACGGTGCGGGCCGCTTCCGGAAAGATGAAGTGGGTCGAGCTGCGCGGGAACTACTGTGTGGTCAAGGGGATCAAGTTCGATTACTCCCCGCTTTTGACCGCCAGTATCACCAACATGCGTCCTGTACAGATGCAGGGTGGTGTGGGTGCGCTCCGAATCCACGACTGTGAGGTCTGGTTCACGACCAACGTGGGATCGGGTGTGGCGCTGTCTGACAGCACGGCTCCTAGATTCCCGTACCCGGTGAGCATGACCGGTGGTGGGGCGTTGCGCTCGATCGAAGTCTACAACAACGTGCTGGTCAACGCTGCGATCCGTGCGGACAACACCGCGAACCGGACGATGGACTATCATCACAACGTGGTGATCTACGACGCGGGTGCTAGTAACGGAGGCGTGTCGGCGTCGTATCCCCCGTTTACGTGGGGGAGCGGTACGTCTTCGTACCCCAGGAAGTTCTACCACAACACCGTGATCCAGCGGCGTTACGGCGCGGGAGCCAAGGCGCATCCAGTGCCTGCGGTGACCAGTAACGGCGACGACACTAACGACCTGTCAGTGCATAGCAACCTGCTTTACGCGGATTGCAGCACCAGCTCTACCACGGCGCTCAGCGGGTTTTTGCTGGCTGGTGGCAGCGGGTCGTCCAACACGGCTGCGGTGACGTTGGGGTATGACCTGTTTGCGGTGGGCCCGAACCTGACCGACGACATCTCCAACTGGACCACGACCAAGGGATACGCGTCGTACCAGTACGCGCAGAACTGGGGCACGCAGAGCGGTAGTACCGTACCGACCAATAGCACGGCAATTACCAACGCCGCGTTCACGTCGGTGTTTAACACGACTGGGTCGTGGACCTGGACGCCTGGGGACTACGACCACACGTTGCCGTACGATCTTCGTACCCAGGTTGGGCGCACTGCGGCTCTGAGTGGCGGCGTGGTAGGCGCGATTGACGACCCGATCATCGTGCCGGTAGTGCCCGGTACCCAGGACCCGGATGCAGTGATCGGGCAGAACTTCATCGACAGCTACCCGTTCTACAAGCCGCTGATCAAGGCGACGGTAGAGACGATGGTGCGTGTGAGGAAGAACCGTACGTTCCAGCACGTGGACTTCAGGCACTACCTGAAGGAGCACGTGCACGACGAGTCCACCCATAGGATCAGCGTGCTGGCGGCCAGTGCGTCGGCTACCTACACCCTAGGTGGCGTGGATAAGACTACCGGCGTGCTTCTGGCAACGAACCAGGAACTGTCGGTCACGGTGACGTTCTACAACGGCACGACCAACGACACGTTCACGACGGACGTACACGAGGTGCTGGTTCTGGATAGGTGCCAGGTACGCCAGCTGGACGTGACCAACACGTCCGCATCCACCGCGACCATCGAGATGGTGGCGTTCGACTAGGAGGGTGACATGGCTGCGATTGCATACGCGGTTGATCAGTCCAAGACGGCGGGTGTGTCGGCGGGGCCGACGACGTTTACGATCGACATTCCCACAGGGAAACGGCTTGGGGCTATTGCCCTCAGCACGGCGGCTAACAACAAAGCGGTAACCATCACCACCGTGAAGCCGTTCGTGAACAAGGCACAAACTGTTGTTGGCGCCGCGCTGTTTATGACCGCTGCGTCAACGTCTGTGCCGCTAACTACGCAGTCGTTGGCGATTACGTCCACTACGCGCGGAGAACTGTACTGCGTGTACGCACACAAGCCCTCGCTTTCGTCGGGCAATCCTTTCGGGGCTCTGTCTGCGTATGGTTTTCAGGTTACGGTCACATGCACTGCGGCTGGTGGTAGCGGTAACTGGTACTTCAACGCGGTAGTTGAGGGCTAACATGCTAACTGGACTCCAGATCGTCAACGAGCTGGAAGACCGGCTCGGTTATCCGCAGTCCAGCACGCTGGAGGGGCGGATCAGCCAGGACACGCGCAAGATCCTGGGCTTGCTCAATCGCGTGCTGAAGAACATGGGCGCTATCGAGCAGTGGCCGATGCTGCGCTCGGAAGGCACGCTCATCACGCAGGCTGGGGTGGAACAGGAGCTGTTGCTGGAGCGCACCAACGGTTCCAGCACGGTGACGATCTCCGCGTTTGACACTAGCGGGTTCACGTTCGACGTCAGCCACAAGATGTGGGCCATTCAGATCGGTACAGTCGAGACTCCGATCTACCGCATCGCGGAGATCTTGGCCCCCACGTCGGTGAAGCTCAACCGGGTCTGGATCGGGGAGACGGAGATCCCTGCCGACGCGGATGATACGCTGGTGGCTATGAAGCTGGCAATGGACCAGTACGTGCTGCCTGAGGACTTCGATCGTCCCACTGGCGACTGGGAGGACTTCCTGTCGTCTTATGACCTGCTGCCCAGGGGACCGGAGGAGTTCGCTAAGATCCGGCGCAGCGAGGGGCGTAGCATCGTTCTGGACAACCCTAAGTACTACACCGTGTTCGGGTTGGACCCTACGGAGTCGTACCAGGTACTGCATCTGCATCCGTGGCCTACGTCCCAGACGTTGCTCCAGTACAACTACCAGAGGTTGCATCCTACGCTGGAGCACGACGTGGACCACGTGCTGTTCCCGCAGACGCAGCTGGGCATGATCATGGAAGCTGTGATCTACCTAGCTAACCGGGACTACGAAGATGATCAGCGGATGCAGGCAGCGCTGATGGAGTTTATGAACCAGTTCAAGGCCGTCAAGGGGTCCAACATGGTGACCCAGGACAAGAAGGCGCTCTCTCCGTGGTGCGGCGGTAGGGCGCGGTCCGTGCGCATGGCTCGTGGCGCTGGCGGTGTGCGCTACGATTACGGTGACTTCTTCGACATCGCGGGGAACGTGAAGCTGCCATGAGCGACACACGCCAGGTTCTGAACTTCATGCCAGCTAGGGGTGGCCTAGCTACGGCTGGTAAGCGCAGCACCATCGACGAGGGGCAGCTTTGGGTGGCGGAGAACGCGTACCCGGATCTGGACGGCATGATCTTGTCGCGCCCTGGGTTGGTCCAGTGGGGGCAGGTGCTGACCAAGCCTGCGGCGGACTCGGTAAATGCGTTTCACGAACTGTTCCAGAATCTGGATAGCTGGGAAGTGGTGTCGGCGGATACGGCCAATTCGGCGATTGTCTCTCTGGGCAAGGTTACGATCAGCATGGCCTCTACCAGCGCCAGCACGGTTCAGCTGTCGCGGCTGTCTAGCTCCACGTCCACTGAAGATGATTACTCGCTGAAGTTCGTGGCGCGGCTTACCAATCCGGACGGGGCTGACACCACTGGTGGGCAGCTGCTGATTCGCGTGTCTGGAGACGCAGGTACGACGGTTCATGAGATCGTTATTGACGCGGACGACATCCGGATCACGGGGATCACCGGGGCGGTCTACACTCCGGAGTACAAGTTGGATCTGGGTGGGCCGCACACGTACGAGTTCTATTACGATAGCACGGCCAACACCATGTCCATCGCCTTTGACGGCGTACTGGGTACGGCGTTCAGCATGGCTAGCGCCACGGACACGGGGTTTTTCGCGTCTACCGCTACGTGCGAGACGGTGCAGTTCCGGGCGACACTTGGCGCAGGCGACGACGCGTGGTCGGTGACGTTGACCGATATCCAGTACACGGACAAGGTGTACGACGCGGACGACTTGCCGTTCACCGCCATGCCGTTGGTGGATGTGGCGCAGTACGATCGGCTGCTGGAAGGCGGGCTGGTCAAGCGTAGTTTCCTGGCTGCTACCGGAGAGTTGCTGTACGCGGACATCGGCAAGGTAGGTTCCTGGCAGCCGTTGATGCACGTGTTGCCCGGGCGCACGTTCATGCTGCCGTTCCAGACGAAGCTGCTGTTGTTTGACGACAACGGCCAGAACACGGCGCGGTTGTTCGAGTGGGACGGGGTGGCGCAGCCTGCGCAGATCAACGACGCGCCTCCGGTTAGATTCGGGGCGGTGCACCGCACGCGACTGTGGGCTGCGGGTGACCGCAACTTCCCGCTCAGGGCGTACTTCACGGCCAGTCGCCGGTCGCACGTGTGGTTCGCGCCGGAGTACGACGGGGACGAAACCTACGATGAGGTCATGAACGCGGGGTACATCGTGATCCCTGCGGAGACCGGGGAAGAGATCACTGGGCTGTACGGGGAGTACTTTGGCAGTCTGGTGGTTCAAACGTCGAAGGGGATCTGGCGTGTCACCGGCTCAAGTCCTGCCTCTTTCCGCGTGGAGAATATCAGCAAGCTCGTTGGCGGTGCTGCACCTTCTGGAATGGTCCAGCTGGGAAATGACCTATTCGGTGTTGGCAAGTCCGGAGTGTACACCGCGCAAAGCGTGGCCACTACCGGCGACTTCCAGACCGCATTGCCCAGCGGCGCGATTGCTGACAAGTGGTCGAGCCTCCCCTCTATCGCCAGCCGAGTTGACCGTAATCAACTCTACCATTCTCACTTCGTGGCGCTCCCGTCGCTGAACATTGCCGTGTTGGGGATGCGCAGTCAGGGCAGCTTGACGATGGACCAGACGCTGGTCTACTCGCCCACGCTCCAGCAGTGGTACGGCCCCTGGTCCAATAACGCTACGTGCTTCGCGCAGGTAGAGATCGGTGCGCCTGAGGTAGAGGTGCTGCTGGAAGGCCACTACGACGGGCGAGTGGCGTTGACGGGACTGAGTGAGTCTACGGACATGGGGACGCCCTATACGTTCACGCTGGCGTCTCCGATGTACAGCGGGCGCAGTCTCGACCCGCTGATCACCAGTAATCGTAAGACGTGGCGGGTGCTGCGTTTGTTCCTGCTCCCGAGAGTGGACCAGACGTTCACGATCAGCTGGTGGACCGACACGGATCTGCCGCAGACTGAGACGCGTAGTCAGAACCCTGATCGGGAGCCAGGGCTGTCTGACGAATTTGTGCTGGACGTAGACAGGCTGGCGAGCGCAGAGACTGTCGTCGCCAGCGACATTACGCTCAACGCCAAGGGTTCGCATCTGTGGTGGCAGATCACCTCTGACTACCCGATTGCGTACCAGGGGTGCCAGCTGGAGTTCATGCCCGGTGACTAGGAGGTCCCAGGATGCCTTCGACCGTTTCGCTGCCCACTTTTACCTACAAAGAGATTCTGCTGTACCAGAAGCTGAACGCAGCGATGGCGGCCATCCAGGCGCGCTTCAGCGCGGGCATTGGTGCGGCGGATCTTCAGTGGCCGGTGACTGCTGAGGGCAACCTCAACATGTCCACGTTCAATGTTGTCGGCGGTAAGCAGATCTGGAAGTACATCAACGCGGAGACCTACGGGACTACGGGGACCGCGTTTGCTACCGCCGTGTCAGATGCCGGAGCCGGTGGTGTGGTGCTGGTGCCTCCCGACACTACAATCACCTCCGACGGGGGTGTAAACATCTCCGACATGGGGGCGATCATCGGCTCCGGTCCTTCTAGCGTGCTGAAACTCGTTAGCGCGGCAGCGGCCACGAACCTGCTGAACGCTACGACAGGCACGTACCTGTTGCTGTCCAACTTGACGCTGGACGGCAACTCGGTGGCGTCGAAGATCGGCCTGGATCTCCAGGGGGTGGCCGGGTTCG